CATCAAAGGGTGGGAGCATATCTGTATTCCTGCTGAGTACGATGGCAAGCGACGCAAGACCATCCTTGGCGAATATGATCCACGCACAAAGAAAGGGGACTTGATTTGTCCTGATCGGTTTGGCGTAAAAGAAATCACCATGCTTAAGCAATTGCTCGGCACTTATGGTACAGCGGGACAACTTCAACAGGATCCTGCGCCAGTGTCTGGTGGGATTCTTAAGACAAAACACTTTGGCTTATGGTCAGCCGATGATGGCTTGCCTCCGTTTGAATATATACTTCAATCTTATGACTGCGCGTTTACCGAGAAGACCACGGGTGATCCAACGGCTTGCACAGTTTGGGCGATATTCACACATGAAGGGTTGCATAACGCAATGCTCATTGATGCATGGGATGAACATCTCAGCTACCCAGATTTGCGTGCTAAAGCCATCAAAGATTGGAGTACAGAGTACGGTGGAATGTCAAAAGAGTCACCGCATTCACGCGCACGTCGTCCAGATCGTATCTTGGTCGAAGCGAAGGCAAGTGGTCAGTCACTCTTGCAGGATCTGAGATTGGCGAAAGTTCCAGCGGTGGGTTATAATCCTGACAGAGCAGACAAGATTTCACGCGCACACCAAGCTGCACCTACACTAGAGCTAGGACTGTTGTGGATACCAGAGTCGAAGAAGAATCGTGGTCAACCCGTTAGTTGGGCGGCTGCATTTTTAAAACAACTCGCTAAGTTTCCTGTTGCTGAACATGACGACTACGTTGACACTTTCACGCAAGCCATCATCTATTTCAAGAACGATAGATGGTTTGAGCTACCTGAAGCCAAAGACTATGACGATGTGCCAAGCAAAGCGAAACCGAGAATCAATCCTTACGCGGTGTAGACATGGCAGACTTAAAAGATTTAGCAAGCAGATATGGTGTAATGAAAGCACAAGACCAAAACGAGAACCTTGGCAAACTTGCCGAGATGCTTGGCAGTGCGCGTGACGTTGGCAATCAATACACAGTTCCAAGTTGGGTGCCACTAGCCGGTGGCGTAGGTGCTGGTGATTTACTCATGGGCAAAACACCAGAGGAGATTGAGAACTGGTCTTATGGCAATGCACCAATGCAGATACCAGAAATGAGCAACGTGCCACAGTTTAAGCGTGGTCGTGCGCAGTCACTTGCTGATGCACTGACAACATTGGCACCAAGTGTTAAGGCAACGGAAGGTTTGCCAGTTGGATTATCATTCATTGGACCTAAATCAAGAAACTGGGACAAAGTAGCTGCTGAATTAGCCGCTAAGAAATTAGATGAAGGCGCAGATCCAGCAGAAGTGTGGCGCGAGCATTTGATTGGTCGTATGCCGGATAAAACTTTGTTTAGTGAGATTAGTGATAAAGAAATGTCGCATGTTATCCCATTAAATAAATGGGTAAACAGAGAAAATGGGCAATTTATGGCTCCAAACATAAGTACAGCTTGGGATGAAGCTGCCAGCACTTTAACGCCAAATGCACCAGTTAGAATAAAAAGATTATTTGAACACGATCAATTAAAAAATGAATACCCTTATGGGTTTACTAAAAATTATGAAAATCAAAGCATTATGGATATGCCGGTTTTTATGCAAGAAAAAAATAGTAAATCTTATGGTTCTTTAGGTGATGAGGATTTAACATTAAACCCATCTTTGCTACCAAAAGAGGCAAGAAGCACTGTATTGCATGAATTACAACACGCTATTCAAAACCAAGAAGGTTGGGGTAAAGGTGGTAGTCCAGAAGAATTTCAATTAAGTGATTTTGCCAAATCTTATTGGCAAAACGTATATGACAAATCAAACGATCAACAATCGGAATTGTTGCAATCTTTATTAGAGAAAAAGAAAGCAGGCGAAATTGATAATAACGATATACGTTTGCAAATGGAAAGCCTAGCAAATAGAAATGGAAGAAGCATAGCTGAAACAATGTTGCGCAGAGATAAAAATCCAATTAAAAGTTATAAAAGATTGGCAGGCGAAGCACAAGCAAGAGCAACACAAGATCGTCTTGACATGGACATGGCGCAACGTCGTGAAAACTATCCACTTGCTGGTGGCAAACTGTCTGATATTCCATTAGAGGACTTGATTTATAAGTATGAGGGTAATGGGCCGTCATTAGCAATAAAAGGCTATCACGGATCACCGCACAAGTTTAAAGAGTTTGACACAGCACACATGGGAACGGGTGAAGGTGGGCAGGCTTATGGTTGGGGTAACTACATTACCGAAGATCCTTATGTCGCTACCACTTATTCACCACAAGATGACTGGATGGATGAGCAATTGATGAATTTGTACAGTCAAGCAGAGCGTCGCCAAGATTATCCGTCAATGGAAGTGTATGAACGCTACATGATGCACGAGCGTCCAAATGAAGTTGCAGACTATCTTAAAGAATCGTATGCGGATTATCCAGAAGACTTGCCAAAACGATTGCCAGCACAAAAGATTGGCGAAAACTTATACAAAAAGCAAAAAGGTTCGCACTTGTATGAAGTGTCAATGGAGTTTCCAAAAGAGCGCGAAGCAGTTGATCCTATGTCAATCGAGCATTTTCTTGATTACGACAAACCACTTTCTGAGCAAAGTGATTACGTCAGAAACATTCTGCAAAGCCATGATCCAGACATCTATCATCCAGAAGGTTTAGATTATGATCCTATTGAAAAAGGCAGCTCTATTTTGCAACGATTTGGCTCTGGTAAAGAAGGCGCACAAAAACTTTATGAGTTAGGAATACCAGGCACAACTTACATGGGTGAAAAAGCAAAGGTTGCTAATCCCGAAGGCGTGCGCAACTTTGTGACGTACAGCGATGAGGTGCCGCGTGTTGTTACGCGCAACATGAACAAAGTAAAACCACTTACTAATGAAGATCGTTTGAATGATCTTGAAAAGCAAATGAGTGCGTACATGAAAACCAAGCGCATGCCTAAAGGCGTAGACTTCAAAACTGGAAGTGATTGGTATGATTGGGCGTATGATAAACGTGATGCATTGCGTCAGAAATTATCTAATGATGATCAAGGCTACGCACAAGGCGGCTCAGTAGACAAAGACAGTTTGCAGTTAGACAAACCACAACGTACACCAAATCATCCGACCAAGTCACACATTGTGAAAACAATGGTTGATGGCAAAGAGAATATCATTCGCTTTGGTGAGCAAGGTGCTGAAACAGCAGGTAAGCCAAAAGAAGGTGAGTCAGATCGCATGACAGCAAAGCGTGAATCATTCAAGGCACGTCATGCAAAGAACATTGCAAAAGGTAAGAGCAGTGCCGCGTACTGGGCAGACAAGGTTAAGTGGGCAGAAGGAGGGGAAGTGGATTTATCAGATGATGAAGGTTATGCAGACGACTTAGCTAGACTAAAAAAAGCATACGAACGTAGTAACTTCGGACCAAACGATTCTGTCATTGCATCAACAATACATCATCCAATTGAAGCGGCAAAGCGTTACGGGCAACATTTAAACGATATGTATGCAATTGCAACAGACCAGCTAACAGATGCAGAACTTGCAGCCGCTAAAGATGCTGGTTATGACGAAGAAAGTTATCCGCTATACGCAATGGAGCATCCAATATTTAGAACTGACGCACAAAAAGCTGAAGCAGGTATGGAGTTTGCCGGTCTAGCGCAGACAGGTGCGATGCCGTTTGCGCCAGAGTCTGCGGGTGGTGTGCTTGGTACAATTCATAAATTACGAATTGGTGATTTAGGTTATGACTTGCGTTTTGATGATAGAAAATTAGAGCAAGAAAAACTGCAAAACATGATGTTGCAGTTGTCACGTCCAGAAAATGAAAAACGCATTATTAGTCTTGCAAATTATGAAGGCTATCCGTTTGTAACTTCTATGTCAGATCGTACTAATGTTGGAAAGCTACATTACATTAATGATCGTCCAGTTGATGTTGATTTACAAGGCGGTCAAGATTATATGTTTAATAATCCAGGCCAAGTATGGGCATCAGGGAAAGATCCAGTTAACGCCATTATGAAATATGGCAAAGAATTAAGCGCAAGAACGGGCGGTCTTGATCCACTTTATATGCCTTGGCGAATGGCTCCAACGGGCGGAGATTATGCGAACATGACAGGCGAAACAATGCTTAAGTACATGAACGCTAATATGAACAAGAAAGAGAAACGTGCCGTTAATAAAAGCATTAAAGATTTTATTCCAGACTTTAAAGGGATTGAATCTGAAGAAGGTATAGATCAATTTAGAAATACACCCGATAAAGTTAGAAAAGAATTAAAAAATCATCTTGATACAAAATACAGAAACGCTGGTGGGATTAGCATTGGCGAAGCTAGACTTGCTGTTGCTGATCCTAGCCAACTTTTAGCACCCGATACCGGTTTACAAAATGTTGGTCAAATATTTGTTGGCAATCCTATTATTCAAGAGTCTGGACATCGTGCATATCCTAAAGGTGTTCCCGGTCAAGGATTAGGTATGCTTGATAGAGATATAAGTGCATATGAACTAATGCCAGATGTTGCAGAGTATCGTGGTTTGATGGATTTAAAAAATCCAAGAACAAGAGATATTCGCGCATTACAAATGAAACCTTATGGCGGAATTATTACCGATAAGGTACTTAGAAATCTTGGCTATGCAAAAGGCGGTGAAGTTAAAGCATTGCACGACAAGTACGAAGAAAGTGACTATGGTTATGGCAACAGACCAGACAAAACCAAGAAAGGACTTGGCTATTTCGGAGAGCTTGAACGTCCAGACGGTACAGGCGTGATGACTGAATATTCAATTGGCGTGCCTATCAATGGTGAAGAAATGGACGTACCAACGCTGGTGCCTACGCTAACACCTGACGAGATCCGTCTTATTCTTCATTTGCAAGAAGGTGAAGACATGCCACGCAGTATTGTGCATAAAGCCATTGACCATGCACATCAACGCTTATCAGAAGGCAAACCCATCTTTGCAACAGAAGAAGACTTGTACGCGCACGGTGGTATTGTTGACGTGCTTCATAACGATGCGATTGAGCAAATCATGAAAGCATTTATGGACAGCATGGAGGATGAGCAAGAAGAAGAAGAACCGGCTGCTGTGTCTATCCAGATAACCACACATTCGCAACCACTAAAAAGTGGTAAGATACCCACATCAATAAGAGAGGCAAAGCATGGCTAAAAAAATTGAAGACGATTACATTGATGATGAAGACGAGTTGGAAGGTGAAGACGTAGAGTTTGATCCTGACGAAGAATCTGACGTTGAAGACACAGAGGATGGCGGTGCTATCCTTAAACTCAAAAACGAAAAAGACGAAAAAGAACAGTCAGCGCATTTTGCTAACATCATCGATGAAGTAGATCAGTCAGACTTGTCTGACATGATTGAGGATCTGCTAGAAAAGATTGATCGCGATAAAGAAGCACGCGAGAAACGCGACAAGCAATACGAAGAAGGTTTGCGCAGAACAGGTCTTGGTGATGATGCACCAGGTGGCGCACAGTTCACGGGTGCAAACAAAGTTGTGCATCCAATGCTGGTTGAAGCATGCGTGGATTTTTCTGCGCGTGTGATGAAAGAGATCTTTCCCGCTAACGGACCGGTCAAAACAAAGATACTAGGCGAGCAGGAAAAAGAAAAACTTGCAAAGGCACAGCGTAAAGCTGACTTTATGAACTGGCAGCTAACTGAGCAGATGCCTGAGTTCAGAGGTGAGTTAGAGCAACTTAGCACGCAGTTGCCACTAGGCGGTGGTCAATATCTCAAGTTGATGTGGAACAATCAGTACAAGCGACCACAAGCGGAGTTTATCGCTATTGAAGACGTTTACCTGCCGTTCGCTGCAACCAACTTTTATACGGCAGAGCGTAAGACACATGTGCAATACATCACTAAGATGGAATATGCGCGTCGCGTTAAAGCTGGCATGTACATCGACGTTGACTTAGGTTACGCAAGTGATCCTGAGTATAGCAAATCATCACAAGCCAACGACAAGATTGAAGGCAGAAAGGAAAGCAGCTACAACGAGGATGGACTTCGCACCATTTTTGAAGTCTACACATATTTAGACTTTGGCGATGGCATGGAGCCATATATCTTAAGCATCGACAAAACAACCAGCGAAGGCGTTGCACTCTACAGAAACTGGGAGCCGGACGATGAAAACAGAAAAGAGCTAGACTGGATTATTGAGTTCCCATTCGTTCCTTGGCGTGGTGCTTATCCAATTAGTTTGACACAAATGATTGGTGGTTTGTCAGGTGCGGCTACTGGTGCGCTTCGTGCATTGCTTGATTCAGCGCACATTCAAAACGTGCCAACGCTACTAAAGCTCAAAGGCGGTCCTAACGGTCAGACTATCAACGTGCAACCAACAGAAGTTGTTGAGCTTGATGGTGGCGCAATGGTTGATGACGTGCGCAAGATTGCTATGCCACTGCCATTTAACGGTCCATCACCTGTACTGTTCCAATTGCTTGGATTCCTAGTGGAGGCTGGCAAAGGTGTGATTCAAACATCGTTTGAGAAGCTGTCTGATCAAAATCCTAATCAACCTGTTGGCACTACAATGGCGTTGATTGAACAAGGTATGGTGGTATTTAGCTCAATTCATGCGCGTTTGCACAACTCGATGGATCGCGTGCTAAAAGTATTGCATCGCATTAACTCTGCGTACCTAACCGTTGAAGACTTGAAAGCATACGAAGCTGGACTTGAAATTGATCCGTCAGACTTTGATGGTCCGATGGACATCATCCCAGTCAGTGATCCTGCTATCTTTAGTGAAACGCAACGCTTTGCACAAAACCAAGCGATTTTGCAACGCTCGCAATTGTTCCCGCAGATGTACAATCAACGCAAAGTTGAGGAAGCGTTCTTAACGGTCATGAAGTTATCGGCTGATGATTACTTGCAACCCGAACCCGGCAAAGAGGATATGGATCCTATTTCCGAAAATGTTGCAGCGTCAATGGGCAGACCAATCTATGTACTTCCTAAACAAGATCATCTAGGTCACTTGATGACGCACATGGCATTTTTGCAGTCACCCTTGTTTGGCAGAAATCCTGCTATCATTACAAACTACCTTTATCCTATTTCACTTCACTTGCGTGATCATCTATTGAACTATTACTTAACCGAATCACACAAAGCAGCATCTAAGGCAGAAAAAGATGATGTGATTGGCAATGATGTATCTGAGCAAGTTAGCTTGATGATGAAAGTGCAACAATTTATCGAGCAACAATTAGATGGGTTTGGTCAAGAGCTTGCAACGATTACGCAAGAAGCACAGCAGTACAAACCACAACCACAATTGCCACCCGATAACACCATGCAAGTTGCACAGCTCAACGCGCAAACACAACAAGCTGCGATGCAACAACGTGCGCAATCTGATCAGGCTAAATTGCAAATTGAACAAGCTAAATTACAACAGTCGCAACAAACTGATCAAGCCAGAATGCAACAATCACAAGAACTTGAAAAAGCAAAACTTCAGTTAGCTGCTCAAGAAAACATGATGGCAATGCAACGTGATGCACAACGTGAGATGGCAGATGCGAAGCAAGTTGCATTTAAAGCGCAGGTAGAAAATCAACGCTCTGCTGCTGAAATGCAGGCAAGAGAGCGCATGAATGCCGCAGATAATCAAACAGCAATGCAACTTGCGCAAGCTGAGATCATAAGCGGTGAAAAGTTTGGTGTCAGCACTGGCACTGGAATTAATCCTAATCCTTAATGGAGATATGACATGAGTGATACAAAAGGCAAAGAAGTACCCATGACTGGCGCATGTGTTAAACAACACAAACGCATGGCAGCCGGTGAAAAGTTAGACGGACAAAAAATGCCAAGTGCGCCAAAAGAGTCTAAGACTCCTGCATGAACATTGAGTCAAAATTACTCAATCGCCTTAAAGAGTCACAGCTTAGATACAGCGTTGACTCTTTAAAGCAACCAGTACAGCGCGATGCTTTTGAGTATGGGCATCGCACTGGTGTGGTAGCAGGTTATGAAGCTGCCATCAACGTACTCTTAACTTTAATTGACGAGGAAAAATATCGTGACAACGATTTATGAGAATGCTTTAGCTGAGGCTTTCCCTGCTGTAGAAGCAGGCATCCAGCCTTTTGGGAGCCGCGTTCTGGTTCAGATTCGTACTCCAAAAAGTACATCGGCTGGCGGCATTATTTTAAGTACCGACACAAAAGACACAGAGAAGTGGAACACACAGGTGGCAAGAGTTGTGTCGATAGGTCCGGTGGCTTTTAAGAATCGAACAACCTTAGAGTCATGGCCTGAAGGTGATTGGTGTCAAGTAGGTGACTTTGTGCGTGTAGCTAAGTATGGTGGTGATCGATACGAGGTACCAGTAAACAGCAACGAATCTGCAATGTTTGTAATATTCAACGACTTGGATATTATCGGCAAGGTTTTAACAGATCCACTAAAAATTAAAGCATTCATCTGATAGGAGATGGGACGATGGCAAACGAAATATTAAATGAAGACGACGAATTTGATAACGAAGACAATGACAGCGACATTGTTATTGTTACGGATGATTCAGATGATGAGGATCAAGACGAGCGAATTCTTGGCAACGATGCAAATGATGATGAGCGTGCCGCTATTCGTGAACGTCGCAGAAAAGAAAAGCTAGAACGCAAAGACAGAAAAGACACAGCAATCAAACGCGACAAGATGGAGCTTGATTTTCTTCGTAAGCGTAATGATGATTTAGAACGCAGATTAACCGCACAAGAAACTCGCGCACAAAAATCTGACATCAACAACATTGACTCGCATTTGCAACAAGCCGTGAACGAAGTTCACATGGCAGAGCGTGTAATTGAGAAAGCAGTTGATGCTGGCAATGGAGCAGATGTTGCGCAAGCAATTCGACTTCGTGACCAAGCTATTGCGCGTGCAAAAGAGATTCATGAGATTAAGCAACACGCAGAGCGTCAAAATGCACCGCAACAACCATCGATTGATGAGCTTACTATGTTCCATGCGCGTGAGTTTATGGAAGATCATAAATGGTACGATGCATCAGGTGATGACGAAGATTCTGCGGTAGTTTTAGCTATTGATAAACGATTGGCAAAAGAAGGTCTTGATTCGCGCACTGAAGAATACTGGGACGAATTGCGCAATCGGATTGAAAAAAGATTACCACATAAATTTGGCAGACAAGCAGGACGTACACCGCGTGGCGGTCCTAGCGTTGGATCTGGTCGTGAGCATGCACCAACATCAACGCGCAAAGAGATTTACATTAGTCCAGAAAGAAAGCAGGCATTAATGGAAGCTGGCGTTTGGGACGATGCGACATTAAGAAATAAATATGTCAAGCGTTACGCTGAGTACGATAGAAAGAATAAAAATTGATTTTTAAAAATTTTTTACTATATAATTTACACAACCGCTGAAAGGAGCGAGTCATATGACAACAACAGACGAACGCATTAGATCAAACAAACCCGCTGGAAACGATATTCGGACAAGTCGCACGATGAAAGATCGAGCCATAGAAGAAAATCGAGAAGTCACAGACGATGAGCGAGTAGAAATGTTCCGTCAACAATTTTTTAATTCGTCTTTACCGGATTTACCCAGTATCGATGGCTGGCACACTTGCTGGCTAACAACGACGAATCCAAGAGATTCAATCCACACGCGCATGCGTTTAGGTTATGAAGCAATTAAGCCAGAAGATATTCCTGGCTGGGAATATGCCACACTTAAAACAGGCGACTGGACAGGATTTATTGGTGTGAATGAGATGCTTGCATTCAAATTGCCAAACTCATTGTACTTTAAGTATATGAAAGAAGCTCATCACGATGCGCCACTCCGCGAAGAAGAAAAACTTACGGACACCGCAGAGTTTTTAGAGCAAACCGCAAAAGCATCAAAATCACGTTTGTCTATTGGTGAAGGTAATTTGGAGTTAGGCGATGATAGAGAGGCTCTTTTTGACCTCTAACCAATCTAATTTCTAGGAGCTATTATGTCTACAACAAGCGCACCTTATGGCTTTAGACCTGCTTTCCACAACAGTGGTCAGATGCGTCCAAAAGCCTATACAATCGCAAGCACTTACGCTGCGTCTATTTACTCTGGTGATCCAGTTAAATTAGTCACCGCTGGTACAATTCAACTTGGTACTTCTGACGGCACACGCACAGGAACTACTGACGGCATTTCATTACTTGGTATTTTTGCTGGTGTTGAATATTATGATTCAACTGGTAAACCAACCATTGCTCCATTTTGGACTGGTGGTACTACTGGCACACAAATTGTTGCTTGGGTTTATGATGATCCAGAAACCATTTATGATGTTCAATTTGCAAACCCAGGAACAGCAGGTACTGATTCAGTACAAACTGCTGTGGGTGCAGAATGCGACTGGCGACCAACAGCAGGTGGTTCAACTGCAACAGGTATCAGCTCAACTTATTTAGCGGCAGAATCAGCTACGTCCGGCCAATTCCAAATCACCGGTTATGCTTATCTTGTTACCGATTCACCAACTGATGCATTTGTAAACATGAGCGTTCGCTTGAACGAATCACAATACAAAGCACCTGTTAACACAGTAAGCTAAAGGAGATTATAAATGGCTACTCCTATGAGAAGTACGGACTTTAGATCCGTAGTAGAACCAATCCTTAATGAAGTATTTGATGGTGTTTACGATCAACGTGCTGATGAATGGAAACAGGTTTTCACCGAGCAAAAAGGTATTGCGCGTAACTATCACGAAGAACCAGTTCTTTATGGATTTGGCGCAGCACCTGAATTACCTGATGGTATGGCTGTTACTTATCAATCAGGTGGTGTGTTGTTCTTACAACGTTACTTGTACAAAGTTTACGGTCTTGCGTTTGCATTAACTAAAGTATTGGTTGAAGACGGTGATCATATCCGTATTGGTCAAACATACGCTAAACACTTAGCGCAATCTTTGGTTGAAACAAAAGAAACATTAGCGGCTAACATTTTGAACCGTGCTTTCAACGGCTCATATACTGGTGGTGATGGCGTATCTTTGATTGCAACAAACCATCCAATTGTTTCTGGTACATTCAGCAATCAGTTAACTACTGCCGCTGCGTTATCACAAACATCTTTGGAACAATTGTTAATTCAAATCCGCAACGCTGTTGACAACAACGGTAAACGTATTCGCTTAACACCAAAACAAATCGTTACCGGTCCTAGCAACGTATTCCAAGCTGAAGTGTTATTGAAATCAGTTTTGCGTGCTGGTACCGCTGACAACGACATCAACCCTGTTAAATCTTTAGGTTTACTAGGTGACGGTCAAGCTAACTTATCTCGTATCACTTCTACAACTGCATGGTGGATTCAAACTGATGCACCTGAAGGTTTGAAACTGTTAATGCGTCGCCCATTAGAGAAATCTATGGAAGGTGACTTTGAAACAGACTCAATGCGCTACAAAGCGACAGAGAGATACGTGCTGGGGTGGACTGATCCGCGCGGGATTTTTGGAACCGCTGGCGTTTAATTGACGGAAGGGAGTTTCGGCTCCCTTTCTTTATTTCCGGAAAACAATAGGATATGCTGACAGTTCCGGCTGACGACATGCAGACACATATCCACAACTCGCATGTGAGGAATACATCATGGCTTCAACTACCTTTACAGGACCAGTAACATCTACAAACGGCTTTATTGGTGCAATTACTGGCTTAGAAACAGTTACAACATTAACAGCAGCATCAACATTGACTACTGCACAAAGTAATACAATTTTCTTTTTAAGTTCTGCAACTGAATTTGTGACAACACTTCCTGCACCTGCGGCTGGTTTGATGTACACATTCATCGTAGGCGCAGCTCCTTCTGGCGCAAGCTATACCATCGTTACTACATCAAGTGCTAACATTATCAAAGGTCAAGCGTATCCTGCTTCTGGTGCAGCCGGTGATACTGGCACTGCTGATGACACAATCAATTTTGTTGATGGACAAGCTGTTGCGGGCGATCAAGTTATCGTGATCAGTGATGGTACATCGTGGTTTGCAAAAGCGTTTTGCGCTGCTGCAACTGGTGTGACATTTACAGCAACCTAATTTGATGAGGCGTTAATACGCCTCATTTTAATCAACAGGAGAGCATCATGGCTGACGTAGTAGCATCACAAACCTTGCTTGACGGTGAACGATTGTTTATTGGCAAGTTTACAAATATCTCTGACGGCACAGGTGAAACTGCGGTTGTCAAAATTAATCCATCAACACTTAGCGTAAACGCTTATGGTCGTGCATGTAATGGCGTTAAGATTAATAAAATATGGGCAACCACACATGGCATGGAAGTGCGTATTTTATGGGACGCAACAACAGATGTATTTGCATGGATGATCCCGCAAAATACCAATTATTTTATGGATTTCTCAAGTTTTGGTGGTTTGCAAAACAATGCGGGAACAGGTGTTAACGGCAACGTGTTATTCACAACAGCAGACGCATCTTCTGGTGATATGTACACAATTGTCATTGAAGGCATTAAAACTTATGCATCTGCATAACAGAGGATACGATCATGGGCGCAACATTAAAATACGGTGAGTTTGAGTTTGGACCGCAAATGCATTACAGCAAAGGCGGTGCGTGTGGATATAAAGAAGGTGGCACCGCTAAGAAAGCATCATCATCTACTATGTGCAAAGCAAAAGGTGGCAAAGTAGCTCCTAAAATGTGCAAAGCAGAAGGCGGAAAGGTAGTTGAAAAAGCTACTGGTGAAAAGTACGCCAGCAAAAAAGCAATGATGCAACATGAGAAACGTGAATCACCACGCGAGCAACGCCAGGAAATGATGAAAGGAAAAATTCCTGTTCGCAAGTCAGTTCCTGTGGCATCACAATCGCCTTTAATTGCCATGAAAAATGGCGGTAAAATTTCAGAAGCTAAAGTTGGCAAAGTGATGAACGAGTTTAAAGATGGCGATTTGCATTCTGGAAGTAAAAAAGGACCGGACGTGACTAATTCAAAGCAAGCGTTAGCGATTGCATTGTCTGAAGGTCGCAGAGCAATGAAGAAAAAATAGATTTTACACCGACTATTCAATTATAATTGGATAACACGGGCAACTGTATCAGTATGCCGTCAAGACTTTTAAACTGAGGTTACGATGGCATATTCTGACAGCATTTCTAATACAACATTTAACGCTCTGAAGGTAGTGGATCACGCCTTTAGACGTTGCCGATTAACAGCGCAAGCAATCACTGCTGAGATGCAGGATTATGCTTTGGATTCGCTGTATCTTTTCTTGTCTGAACTAGCAAACATCAAACCACCGAGCTGGTGCATTGAGAAGGTCATCCTTCCAATGTACGAAAATCAGCCAATTGTGACACTTCCAATTGGCACCGTTGATGTACTAAATTTAAATTATCGTGTCTTGCAGTTATTGTCAGGCGCAGAAACCACAACATCCACCAGTTATAGAGTTGATTTTACATCACAGACTGTCGTCACCACTGTGGGTATCAACTGGTCAGCAAATTCGGTTGCGGTTACGTTTCAAGTCAGTGATAACGGATCAACATGGATAACCGTTGGATCATCTAATGTCACGGCTGTTGCTGGTGATATTGTTTGGACTGATATTTCTGCGGCTAAGGCGTATAGTTATTTTAGAATAACGTCAACCAGTCCAATGAGTTATTACGTCATTACGCTTGGCAATATGCCACAAGAGATTCCACTTGGTTTGCTAAACCGCGACGATTACGTCAATCAAAGCAACAAAGTTTTCTCATCTCGCCCAAACTCTTATTGGTTTCAACGTGATCTGCCAAGTCCAGTGGTCAATATCTGGCCAGCACCATTTCTTTCAGCAGAGCAGGCGCAGTTGATACTTTGGCGACAAAGACAGATTATGGACACCACAAACCTTCAACAAGAAGTAGAGGTGCCTCAGCGTTGGCTTGAGGCTATTGTAAATGGTCTTGCTGCAAGAATGGCGGCAGAAACACCAGCAGTTGATGCTAATTTAATTCCAGTGCTTGAACAAAAAGCAAATATATCACTTCAACGTGCATGGGATGGTGACAATGATGGTAGTCCAACAAAAATTAATCCTGGCATTGGCTGTTACACAAAATGAGCATTTATTTAGACACAACAGGAGAACCTACACTTGGCATTGGAATATGTGCCAGATGTTCGCGTAAATTCAAATTAGCTGAATTGCATCCTGATCCTAATTACCCAAACTTAATGGTGTGCAAAGAAGATACCGACGAATACGATCCTTATCGTCTTGCACCAAGACCGCCAGATCAAATTGTGTTGCCATTTAATCGACCAGACGTTTCACTTAACACGCATCCTGCTGGTGTAATCCAAGAGGCTGGCGACGAATTTTTCATTACCGAAGACGGTAATTCTTATCTGGAGATGTAAAGAATGTCTGACGTACCAAGTAATTTAATTCCCACACGGATAACGCAGCTACCACTAGCACCTGTTGCATCAGAAGACAGTTTGATGATGATTGTTTACAACGGCAATAATTATCAAATCAGAGTTGGAGATCTTTTGAGTGTTGCTGGTGTTCCTACAACACGGCAAGTTATCGCTGGCACCAGTTTAACGGGTGGTGGTCAACTTTCTAGCAATGTAACGCTTAGTGTGGCAAATGGTGGTATCACTAGCACACAGCTAAGTGCCACAGGCGTTACTGCTGGATCTTACGGTGATGCCACAAATATTCCTGTTTTTACCGTAGATTCAACTGGTCGCGTCACTGCCGCATCAACGATTGCCGCAACCATTTCTGGCTACGTTCCTACCACACGTCAAGTGATTGCTGGTACTGGTTTGACTGGTGGTGGACCGCTAAACGCAAATGTGACGCTTGCCGCTGATTTATCCGATAGTTTACCTTTAGCGGGATTAACAACAGGATCCGCTGGTGTTGCCACATCTATGTCACGATCAGATCACAAGCATCCGCAAGTGGATTTATCGAGTGCGAATGAAGTTGAAAATATTCTTGGCTTAAGTCACGGTGGCACTGCAAAAAGCATTGTACCGATGGCAGGTGCTGTTGTTTGGTCTGGTGCTGACGGTTTATATGTTGGACCTGCTGGCACCGCTGGACAAGTTTTGATTTCTGGTGGTACGTCTGCGCCAACATGGGGAACTGCTGGAACTGTAACTAGTGTTGCAATGACGGTTCCAAGTTTTTTATCTGTAACAGGATCACCAATAATAGGTGCGGGTACGCTTGCTGTTAGTTTGTCGGGAACACCATTGCCTGTTGTTAATGGTGGAACTGGAACAACAACACCTTCACTTGTTGCGGGAACCAATGTAACCATTAGCGGTACATGGCCTAATCAAACTGTTAATGCAACCGGTGGTGGTGGATCTGGTACTGTAACTAGTGTAGATATGACCGTACCGACTGGACTTGCTATTTCTGGAAATCCAATCACAACGTCTGGAACTTTAGCGTTAACCTTTGCATCTGGTTATTCAATTCCAACGAACGCTAATCAAACAAATTGGACAACAGCTTACACACAAACACAGCAATGGAATGGCGGTAGTACAAACTTAGTTTCCGCTACAGGCAGAACATCGCTGGGTGGTACGACTGTTGGTCAAAGTATGTTTACGCTTACCAATCCAAGTGCAATTACCTTTCCAAGATTTAACGCAGATAACACGGTCAGTGCTTTAAATGCCGCTGATTTTAGAACAGCTATTGGTGCTGGTTCTGGTGGAGGATCTGTGACAACGGTTTCAGTTGTTAGTGCTAATGGTTTTGCTGGTACGGTAGCAGATGCAACAACAACACCAGCTATCACGTTGACGACTAGCATTACTGGTGTGCTTAAAGGTAACGGAACGGCTTTATCAGCAGCAACATCTGGCACAGATTACAGCGCAGGTACATCAGCATTAGCAACAGGTATTTTAAAAAGCACAACATCGACAGGTGCATTAACGATTGCTGTTGCGGCAGATTTCCCAACGCTTAATCAAAGCACTACAGGCACTGCGGGTAACGTAACAGGCATTGTTGCTGTTGTTAACGGTGGAACTGGAACAACAACACCTTCACTTGTCGCTGGCACTAACGTAACCATTAGCGGTACATGGCCTAACCAAACTGTTAATTCTACAGGCGGTGGTGGTGGTACTACTGGTTTTGAACAAACTTTCCTTTTAATGGGTGCATAAATGGCAACAACATATAAAGTCTTAGGACAATCTAATCCAGCGGCTACAACAGCGACAACGCTCTATACCGTACCTTCTGCAACGTCTGCTGTGTGCAGTACGCTTATTATTACAGCTCTCGGTGCAAGTACGACATTTAGGGTGGCAGTCAGACCTGCTGGCGCATCTTTAGCAAATCAGCACTATATCATTTACGATGCGCCAGTTAACCAATATGACGCAGTGTTTTTTACATTGGGTATCACACTAGGAACAACTGACGTAGTAACCGTGTATGCTGGTA